GACTTGAAGCGCGAGCTGACGGACTTCAAGATTTACCACCCGCGCGAGCGCTATTATGGAATCCCGCCGATTGTCTCGGCCTTCAATTCGCTCGTCGGAAACATCTTTGCGAGCAACCGGAACGTGCGCTTCTTCGTGAACCGCGGGATGCCCGATTGGCTCGTGATGATCAAGGCGTCTTCGGCTGCGTTCTCGGATCCCGATACCCGCGAGAACATCATCGACCGGATCCAGAACACGATCGAAGAGCACATGAAATACATGATCGAGGGCGAGGATCATAGAACCCTCACGCTCCGGGTCCCGATCGATGGCTACGATGTGGTCTTCGAGAAGCTCGGCGGGGAGCCCAGCGATCAGGAGTGGTCGGGCTACCAGATCGCGAACCGGGACAACATCATCCATGTGTACGGAATGCAGCCCTCGAAGCTCGGGATCAACGAGACGGCGAGTCTCGGTACGGGCTCCGGGGAATCGCAGGACGAGACCTACAAGCGGTCTCAAATAGACCCCGAGCAAGCGGTGCTCGAAGCCTTCTTCGACCTGATGCTCGACGAGCTCGGGTTCATGGCCGTGGATTTCAAGTACGACGAGATCGACATTCTCGACGAGCAGCGGGAAGTATCGATGCTCGTAGGGGTCGCGTCCACGGGTGCGCTCTCGATCAATGACATTCGCGCGTGGGCGTCGATGATCGTCAAGCATCTCGACTTCCCGCCCGATGACTCGGAGGAAGCGACGATCCCGATACGGCTCTTGGATCTCCAAACGGCGGGGCTCCTTGCGCGTGATGGCGGGGATGCCGGCAGTGCTATGGCGCTCCCCGGCCAGCGCTCGGGGACGCTATCCCGGATTGCCGGCATGTTCGGGCTCGGTGGGGGCGATAGTCGCCAGTCACCGGAGGACGCGTTGACACGGCTACGGCAGGGGACGACGCGGGTCAGCGATCGCGTAGTCCCGCGCCCGCAGCTGCCAGCGGGGAACGGTGGACCTCAAACCTGATCCCCGCTTTCGGCGACGGCCATCGGATCCTGGTGCAGTACCCGGCCGGCCAGATCCGAAGCTCATGGCGGCTGTATGCCCGCGTTGCAAGTTCAGTTTCACGACCCGCAGGGAATACGTGATGGCGCTCTGCATGGCCGATGAGCCGCCATTTGTTGGTGATAATCGGGGATGCGGCTGGATGCTCCAGCTTGAGCCGCCCCGCGGCTACGGCTCGCACGCCAAGGCGAACCTGATCATGGATTGCCATCCCGACCCGGCGACCGGACGCCTCCCTGATCCGCGGACTTCGAGCGGATGGGAGGAGCGCATTCCTTTCGAGTGGGTAGATGGCACCGGGGAAAAGCGCCTGACATGGACCGTGCGCCCGGGCCCCGTCCGGGTCGAGGCTTTCAGGCGCGTGCGGCAGGACTGGGAGCGCCGCGGCCTGGTCAAGATCACTTTCAACGATGCGGGTGAACCAGTCGCCACCTTCTCGGATGACGTCCAGCGTTCGGCGTTGGAAGGATCGTAACTGTGGCTCGGGGATCGGCGATAGTCGTGTCCACTCGCTCCGCGGCGCGCCGCTTACCCGAGCCGCCCTCTTTGGATTCGCCCCGGCTGCGTCGGCCGACATCCCTTGTCCGGCCGGCACGTGCCCTGCGTCAGGCGTTGAATCGGGACTTCTCGCGGACGGCGGCAGCTGTGACCCAGGTTCTCTCTCGCTCTGGGACTCTGGAACGGCTCCACCGTGACGCGACTCGACGTCTGGCGGCCGAGGCGAAACGCGCAAAGGGCCCAGTAGGTCGGGGCGGCCGGCCCCTGGGCCCCGAGCGCACCCGCCAACTGCAAGGGATCTTCGAGCTGGATGAGCTCCGGGCCGTGGGCTCCCTCATGGCTGACGATGAAGACGCCTTTCGGCTCGCGATCACGGAATCGCTGGATGACGCCTACGTCGATATGTTCGAGGCGGGGGGCACAGCCGCGCGTCGGGCGCTGGGCGTACGGGGGGCTTTTCGCCTGGAGAGCCCGGCCGTGGCCGAAGCCCTGGCACAGCGAGCGAACCTCCTCGCCGGGAACGTGGCCGATGATGTCTTCGAGCGGTTGAAGACGGTGCTTGCCGAGGAGTTCTATTTCGCGGGCAAGGGGCCGTTTGAAGTCGCACGCACGTTACGGGGCGAGTTCGATTGGTTGACGAAAGCCAGATCGGAATTGCTGGCACGCACGGAGACGGGTGCGATCGTGAGCGAGGCGAGCTGGATCACGTACTCCGCGAGCGGAGTGCCTTTCAAGCGCTGGCTTGCGACGCTTGACGGCAAGGAAAGGGAAGATCATTTCGACGCGCACGGCCAGATCCGCGCGATCGATGAGCCCTATGACGTCGGCGGCGAGCAGCTCATGCATCCACTCGATCCCGCCGGGAGTGCGGCGCAGGTTTGCAATTGTCGGTGCGATGAAGTGCCGGTCGTGACGGCAGATCAAGCCTTCTCCGATGCCGACGTCTGGGACGGGACGAACAATCCCGACCAGTTTGCGCGGGAGCGGCTCGCCGATCCTGATCGCCCACCGCGGCAGACGGGGCCCGATCCCTCCGCGACCGACGATCTCGACTTCGCCTTTCCGGAGGATGAGTGACGCCTCAGAAGGGCCGCATCTGGGCCGATCGTATGCTCGCCACGGGTCGCTGTGTCCGGTGCGGCAAGCCACGCGAGCACTACCTGCGGACCTGTGATGCGTGTGCCAAGAAGGACACGGCGCGCACGCGGAAGCGGACGGGTAGCAAGGTCTGGCGGCCTGGTGGTCCCGGCCGGCCGCCGAAGGTGGTGCGCGATGATGCAGCGAAGGAGAAGCAGCCATGAGCGAGATTGCAGCGACCGAGCGGATACGGTGCTCCAAGTGCGGTAGCGTCGAGTTCGAGATTACGGATGGAATGGAACGCGGCGAGAAGATGGAGCGCAAGCAGGCGTCGGCAATTATGCGAGGACTGATTGAGGCCGACCCGTTGTCAGCGCGTGGGATCGAACGACAGAACCGGTGGCACGAAGCTGCCCGCGCCTACATCGCCAAAGCGGAGAGCGAGAGCAGGGCTAATGAGGGTGGTGAGTGAGTGCGGATTGGCGGACGGAGCCGCGATCGCCTGGAGCGGCAGCGGGCTCGCCTCAAGGCCGAAGGCTACGAGCCCCCGACCCAGTCGGATCCCGCCGCTCGGCTCGTCCAGGTGCGATGCTTCAAGGACGGCGCCCTCATTGCCGAGCTACCGATGGGGACGCGCTACGCGCTCCTCGCCCCCGATGACACGCCCGAGCAGCATGCTGGCGCCCAGGGGGTCGTCTTCCTCCAGTGCCGACGGTGCAAAGAGAAGCGCGTCCTGATCCAGCACCCGATCGGACCGCCCGGCAAGCCCGATACGAATGGCAAACGCTAGTCCGCGATATTTGCGAAGGCGCACGCCGAATGCGCGTAGGCTTTCGACTTGTAACGGGCCCAGCCAGTTCCGACCATCATGGTTTCCCCGCACAACACGCACACGGAGGCCATTGCACCAGGGACAAAAGTGCTCCCGCTCGCTTCGATGAAGTAAGGGCGAGGAGGCTCGGCCGCTTGCGCCGGTGGTGTAGCATCCGCGCTTGGCGTTGCGGGTCCACTGCTTTGGCCGATAGATTCGCCAGCTTCGTCTATTCCGGACACCTCATCGCCCACACTTACATGTACGGCGGCGGCTTCGCTGTCGAGTCGTCCGGCAATCGCATCACCTCCCACACTTTCTCCGATGATCTTGGCCATTGCCTCGTCGGTGCTCAGCAGGCCGAATTTACCTAGTAGGGCAGCAGTCACACCGCGGACGCCATATCCGTAGCTGGTGTCCGGGCCAGCGATGTGGTTGTGTTCATATTGGACTTCTTCATAGCACCATCGCCAGATCGCGCGCGCCCCCTCCAGTCGTGCGGCTTGGATCTCGCGTGCGCTGTATCGCGGTTTGTCCTCTGCTGGCGTTGGGTCGTCCAGGCCGCCGGGCCCGCTCCACGAGCCGGCGGTTGAGTGCGCGGAACATACCCAAGCCTCAACGGCGGGCGAGTACACAACGGCAGCTTGCTCGCAGTCCTCGAAGCTACACAGGTCGGGGCGAGGAGCTTCGCGCGGGTGTTTGATCATGGCCAGAATTATAGCACAGTCGCCAGCCGAAATAAACCTTGACACGCAACTAGCAGTGCCGTAACAAGTCGCCACGTATCTCCAGTCGCGAGGCTCAAGAAGCCCTGTCCGAGCGCAAGCCCGGGCGGGGCTTTTATCTTTTTCGGGGGACGAGTGCAAGGGACGAAAGCCGAGGACCCGCACTTTCACGAGGTCACGCTACCCGGTGGCCAGATCGTCCCGACCGGGCCCCCGATTGGCGAGCCGGCCACCGATCCCGCCCCCGACGCTGCCGCTGCCCCCGGCGCTCCCGATTACCCGCAGGACGGCAAGCGCGAATACGTGCGCGACGATCACGGCCGGTTCTCGTCCGAAGGCGCCGGCGGGGCGGCGAACGATGCGCTCGACGCGCGCGGGGTGGCGCTCGCGGTCGCCGGTACCAAAAACCCGCAGGAAGCGGCCGCCGGCCGGCAGCGCTTGGCAGGGCTCGTGGATCGGGCGACCGCCCGGGCGCGCTCGACCCTTGGCCGTGAGCACCCGGCGACCCGGACCTTGAGTGCCATCTCCAGCCGAGCGCGGACGGCCGATGCGCGCGGGCTACAGACCTTGGCCGGCGAGCTTGGGCGGGTGAACGAGCGGCTGGCCGAGGAAGCAGCCGCCGGTAAGTCCGCCCCAGGAACGAAGGAGGACCGAGTGGAGCCCACCGATACGGATCCCGACCGAGAGAAGGCGGCGGCCGCCGGTGCCTACGCGACTCAAGATCCGGCGAACCTCCCCGCCTACGGGCGCGAGGTCTACGACCGGATGCACGACACGACCTTTCAGATGTTCGGCAAGGCCGACGATCCCGCGAGCAAGCGCTACGCCTCGGGGGTCGCATGGCGAGCCGTGGCCCAGGCGTACGGCTTTGCGTCGGCTCCCAGCGGGCCAGCGAAGGCCGCTACGTTGCCGCAAGCAGCCGGGATGCGGCCCCCGGTCTCGGGCCACGGCCGTTTCGTTTCTGCCCCGACACACGCGAAAGGCATCCCGTGGGGCGGCCCCGTCTTTTCCGAAGGCGGGTTCTGGATCGTGCCGGTCTCGCGGTCCCGCGGTGCCGAGAACCTCTACGACCGGATCGATAGCCGGGTGATCCCGGACTCCGGCGGCGCTGTCGTTCGCGTCGGGATCGGCCGCCCTAATAACCACAAGCAGATCATCGATGTCCGGGTGCCGAAGCGGATGGTGGACTCGACCCCGGGCGGCTCCGGGGCCGCAGGCTGGGTCCAGTGGAATATGGACATCATCCGCACGGTTGCTCAGTCGGACGTCTCCCCCGGTGCCCTTATCCGCCAGTCGGTCGTCAAGGCCTTGGCCGAGCCGGCCGCACGGTTGGACGTCACGGGCTGCAAGTTCGTGACCTCGCCCGAGAAGGCGCAGGAGCGGATCACCTACGACGTCGTGTACGCGCCCTGGGAGGTGGATCTCCAGGGCCAGTACGCAACCGAGGACGAGGTCCGGAAGATGGCGCACGAGTTCATCGCCCGGAAGGGCGGCATGAACCTGATGCACATCACGGGGCTCAAGATGACAGACGGCCGCCCGGCCGGGGAACCCGTCGAATCCTTCATCGCCCGCTCGGGTGATCCCGACTTCCCCCGCGGCGCCTGGGTCATGGGGGTCAAGTGGCACCCCGAAGCCTGGGAGCAAGTCAAGTCGGGCAGGCTCACGGGCTACTCGATCGAGGGCCAGTGGGGCGTTGTGCCGCTCCACCTGGTTCCGTCGGCAGCCGAGATGGGGATCGGATGAAGTCACTCAGGGAGCTTCTCTCGGGTGCCAAGGAACTCGACTACGTGGGCGAGATCATCGCGGGCGAGGTAACGGAAGTGGCAGGCGTTGATCGGCCTGCCACGGGACGCCGCTGGCGCTTCTTCAAGGCTGGGCCCGGCTCCAAGGCGGGGATCTCCCCGACCCTCGCGCCCGGGGTCAACTACACCGAATGCCTCGCTCGCGGCGACATGCCGACCCCGACCCTCTGCGAGGCAGCGGGTCAACCCGATGCGCTCGGCAATTTTACGGATGTCCTCCGGGCCGACATGGCGGGACATGACGCCTCGGTCGCCGATTTGAAGATGCTGGCCGATGTTGAGGACGCGATCACACGGGGCGAACTCACAATGCAGGAGGAAAAGATGATCACACGCGGACGGAAGTGCCCCGACGGGATCGTGCCCGAAGGCAAGGACGTCGCACCGCCGGTGCCCGAAGAGATGGCAGCCGACATGCCGCTCGAGGACGAGCCGGCGGCAATCGAGGTGCCCTCGACCCCTACCGAATGGAGCCTCGCCGATTGCTTGACGCAAGCGACCGAGATGGGGCTCCCCGAAGACGCCGCGGTCTCGGCCTGCCAGATGGTGCGGGGCGAGTTCGGCGACCCGAACGATGAGACGAAGATCCTTGTGCCCGACGGGACTGAACCCGAGGGCCTGATCAATGCGGCGGCGATGAGCTTGGGGCTGGGGAAGTCGCTCAAGGTAGAGCCCACGGGTCCGCCGGCCGTCAAATTCCAGGGTGAGAACCGCTGGCGCACGCTCTTCAAGCGCTTCTTGGGAATCCGTGAGCCGCGCCCCGGGCGCAAGCTGGTCGAGTATCTGCGGGGCGTGGAGTCCCGCGTGGAGGGACTCATGTCTGAGCAAGTGAAGTCACGGGAGGACCTGCGGCTCGTGATCGAGCAGCAAGGCCAGATGATCCACGCGCTGGCGGGCCTCGCCGGCTTTACCCTGCCGGCCACCGCCTCCGCTGCCCCGGCAGCCGCGGCTGAGCCCGCCCCCGCGGCTCCGCCTCAGGGCTCCGGGAATCCGATCATGGAGCCTGCCAAGTCGGCGCCGACTGCCCCGGCCGATGGTGCCAAGGATGGTGCCGCGGCCGGGGCCCCGATCCCGGCGGCTCCTACCCCGGATGACCGGATCGCCCGGCTCGAGGCGACCGTGCAGGAGCTCGTGGCAGCGCTCACGGGCGGCGGCCCGGCGATGGACGAGCCCGGCGACAACGAGCTGCCGGATCTGGTGGGTGCCGGTGTCGCGGCACCCTCGGCTGAGCCGAAGCGTGTGAGTGCTGCGACCCCGCCTCCGAACCGTCTCCTCCAGTCGAAGGCGGTCGCCACCGCCTCGAGCGGTACGCCGGTCGAGTACTCGACCATTCTCGGGGCGCCCGTCACGACCTCGGAGCGGAACGCGGCGCGTAACGGCGGCGGGCTCCCCCGCATCGCCCGGCGATAAGGAGCGACCCCCATGAGTGCGACCTACTTCAAGTCGATGCACGTGGACGAGGACCCGCAGGGCCCGCCCAAGTTCTTCTCCGACGTGCGGCTCTCGGGGGCCGATCAGCTCATCGCCCGCGACCCCGAGACCGTCGCTTTCCTGGCCAAGTGCTACGCCGAAAAGGTGACGCACCCGCCCGGCCAGCGCTGGCACATCTTTGCCGAGAAGCGGCTCGGCGCCTTCCTCGGGGCCCTCGGGGTCGATCTCGAGGAAGCCAAGAAGTTTGTCGGCGAACCGACGGACGTCCCGACCTACTGCGACTCGATGGAGCAGTCGGTCAAGATGTTCAACGGGACGTCATTCCTTGCCAAGAACGTGTACGAGGTCTGCGCGCACCTTCGCAGCCGGCGAGCGCTCGCGCGTACGTAGGGAAACCACCCCGGGCATCACGGGACAGGGACGTTCCGTGCCGGAAGTTCCAAGGAGGGGACGCAAGTGCTATCCCAAGGACACGCGCTGCTCGCGGCACCGTCATCGGTGACCGAGGGTCGGCGCCTCACGAAGTACGAGCAGGCAAAGTTCCTGCTCCGTACCGTCGCTCCGTGCTTGATCCAGCCCGAGGAGGCAGACCGGCTCATTGACTACGTGGTCGATGAGTCCCAGATGTTCCGCGAGGCGTCGGTCGAGCGCATGACCACGAACGAGCAGACGATCCGCTTCATCAATCTCTCAAGCGGCATCCTCCGGCTCGCGACCTGTAACGAGACCCCCACCGAATCGGTCTCGATCACGAACACGAACAAGTGCCTCAAGACCATCAGTCTCGACGCCAAGTTCTTCCTCTGCGATGACGACTTGCAGGACGGGATCACCGGCCCGCAGTTGGAGCAGCAGATCATGCGGATGACGGCCGAGACGATCGCGAACGAGACCGAGCGGATCGCGTGGATGGGGAACACGAACGGGAGCTACACCGATCCATCGAACGTGAACAACGGCGTCATGGGAGCGCGCGATATGTGGTATCGCCAGCTCCAGCAAGGGCACATCCTGAACGGCGGCGGGTTCTCGGGTGCCGATGCCGGGGACCGGACGATCACCTTCCACAAGCTGAATTGCCTTCAGCGCGCACTCCCGACCAAGTACCGCCGGAACCCCGAGCAGCTCCGGATCTACATGCCGAGTGACATGTGGGTCGATTATGCGGAGCTCCACCAGGGCCGGGAGACGGTCCTTGGCGATCGCTCGCTCCTGGGCCCGGTCCCGCGCGAGCACATGTCCACCCCGATCGTACCCGTGCCCTTGATCCCGACCAACATCCGCGCGTGCGGGTGCGAGTCGCTCGCGACGTCCACGGGGACGTTCATGCTGATCACGGACCCGGCGAATCTCGTCGTGGGGATCCAGAAGAACATCACGTTCGAGCGGTGGCGCGATGGACCGCGGCATCTGACGTGGTTGATCTGGACCTTCCGGTTCGATGCGCTCGTGTTCAACGAGGATGCGACGGCGATGGTCGATTGCATGCAGCTGGATGCTTGCGCCTCGACCTGCGTGCCGGCGGCTCTGCCGGCCGGGCGCTGTGTCGCCTGCATCAACTAACGGGGTAACGCTCTCGTAGCCTGCGACCTTCGGCGAAGCGCGGTAGCTCTGGCCGGTTGCCCACGGGTTCTCCGGGACCGGCTGGAAACGCGCTTCGCCGAAGGGGACAGAAGCCAAGACAACTCACCCGGCTCTTGAGTAGCCGTCCGCCTCCCCCGCCCCAGCCTACCCATAGGGGCGAGACAGCCGAGAAAGGATGCCCGTGCCTCAGGTGGTCCTGGCGCGAAGCCTCACCTATGCCCACAACGGACGCGCGTTCCGGCGTGGCGAGCCCCAGGACGTGCCCGAAGGCGACTACCTGTTTCTACTCTCCCAGGGCTTCATCGACCCGAACCACGAGATCCAGGTGGTCCACCCGGCACGGCTCACGCGGGCCCCGGCGGACTCCGAGATCCCGATCGTCAGAACGGGTGGGCTCGGTGACGTGCTGATGGTGCTCCCCGCCTTGCGGGAGTTGGCGCATCGGTTCCCCCGGCTCCGGTTCACCTACGCGACAGCGCACGAATTCGTGCCGCTCCTCCGGAATTGCCTCTTAGGACAGCCGGGCGGATTCCTCCACCGGGTCTGCGCCCTGGCCGATCTCCATGGCCGGCTCCCGTGGGTGATCGATCTTCGGGGCTACTCCGAGCGAGACGGCCGGGAGCGCTACGATCGGATCGGAGTATTCGCCCGCTACCTCTTGAACGGCGGCGAGCCCTTGGACTGGTCCTATCCCCTCCAGGCCACAGATCAGGAGCGTCTACAAGGGAAGATCGCCACGGGGGCGATCGATCACGGCCGGCCGGTGGTCGGGATTGTGGTCGGCTCGCACTCGCAGTCTGGCATGCGGAACTGGCCGACGACCTACGTCGAGGAGTTCGCCGAGCGGGCCTTCGATCATGGCTACCGGGCCGTGCTGATCGATGACCACGTGCACCAGCTGACACCAAGGCTCGCAGCGGCGGGAGTGCGCTCGCTCGCCGGGCATCTCATGATCCCGACGTTGTTATCGGTCGTCGCGTCGCTTGACTACTTGGTGACGCCCGATACCGGAGTCCTCCATCTCGCCGAAGCCTTGGGCGTCAGGACGGTGGGATACTTCACGAGCGTGCCGCCCGAGGCCAGGGCCGTGCACTACCGCCATGTGCGGAGCCTATATGCCGCCGTCCACTGCGCTCCCTGCTACCACGCGCCCACGTGTGGCGCGCCGCCCGGGCAAACGCTCTGTGCCTTGGAGGTCAAGCCCGCGCGGGTCTGGCAAGAGATCGAGTGGATGGCGCAGAATGCGCCGCCTTACGACTACCGTGCTCCGTTTGTCCACCAGCAGCCGGCAGCCCAGCCGGTGCACTTCAATTACCAGGCGGCATAAGGAGTGGACGATGATTCTCACGTGGGTTCAGGTTTTCGATCGACTCGCCGAAATGGTCGGATCGATCCAGCAGCCGGAAGATCAACCGCAGTTTCGGCTCATCGTGGACGAGCAGTCTTCACCGCCGAACGTGAAGATTGACGCGCGCGCGAATCGAAACTCGGCGTGGGTGTCGATCGGCTCGCTCCCGGCGCCAGCGGATGAGACCCCCGAGCTGCCGATTGGCGGCGGCGGACTTGGATCGGAGATCTAGATGAGCTTCAGCGTACGCGGACGGGCAGCGGCAACGGCAGCGACCGCCGATCATGCAGTGTTTTCCTTCTGGAATCCGCACTCGACGCATCGGATCAAGGTCATCTCGGTCGCGATGTTCGCGCAGGTCGCCCCGACGGCCGGATGGACGGGGCGATTTCGCCGTATCAGCGCCCGCGGCACGGCCGGCTCGACGGTGACGCCGAATAGCTCGAATCATTCGGAACTCGCCATCGCGCCGCCATCGGGTGTGCTTCTCGATCTGGCACAGTTCTCTGGACAGCCGACGCTGCTGGCTAGTTCGGTGGACATGCTGCTCGGTTACCCATATCCCGCGACGATTGGCGCCGGGATCATCTACCCCATTCCCGGCGGCGTCATTATCCCGCCCGGCGCGGGAATCGCTTACATCCAGGTGCCTGCGACGGCATCGACGGCGATGGAAGTGGCAATCACGTGGCTTGAGGACTGGCTGTAAACCGATGCCCACCTATCGCGGCACCATCGTCATCTGTATCCAGCACGTCGGCGAGGTCTTCGACTCGCCTCTGCCGACGGTGAACGCGCGGGTAATCGGTACGACGTTTGGCGCCTTGCTGCCGGGCTACGACGGGATGGATCTTGTGGGTCTGCCCGACGAAAAGCGCGCGCTATTTCCTTCGAGCCTGCCGTCTAGCTCCGGGTCGGGATACTCGACGCCGTCGGGGAGCATGCACGCCGTGGTCGCCCCGATGGCGTGGTGGGAGCCGCAGCTGTTTGACCTCGAAGCGCCCGCGGCGCCGTCCTTCGTGGCCGCATGGGGCGCCAAGGCGAACATGGGAACGGGGTACGACGTCCAATGACACTCCGCCAGAACGTCGCCGGCCAGCGCGTCTATTTCGTGCTGATCAACGCCACCACGGGGGCCGGGTTGACCGGCGCCACGGTGACGGTGAATCGCGGGATCGACGGCGCTGCACAGGCGGCGGCGACTGGCACGGTGACAGAGCTTGGGCTCGGGCAGTATCGGTTCGACCCGAGTGCCGCCGACACGAACGGCGACCACGTGGGATACATCTTCACGGCCACGAACGCCATCCCAGTTGGCGCCAACTTCATCACGACGAACGCGAACCCGCACGACGGCGTGAGCCTCGGCTTGTCGGCCGTGGCTTCCAACATGGTGCAAGTGTCCGGTGATGCCACGGCGGCCGACAACCTGGAGACTATGCTCGACGGCACCGGCGGCCAAACGCTTACGCTGAACCAATTGCGCCTCAACTCGACGGCGGCGGGCGGTGCGATCGACATCGACAACAGCGGTGGGCCGGCGATCAGCGCGCACAGCAGCAACACCGATGTGGTCGAGATCCTTGCCACTGGCGCTGGCAACGGGCACGGCATCACCACGACGGGCAAGGGCTCCGGCAACGGCATCAACGCGATCGGGGTGAGTGCCGGCGGTGGATCGGGGGTCTATGCGGATGGCCTGTCGGGCATCTTGGCCGTGGGCGGAAGCGGGCCGGGTATCGACACGCTCAGTGCGGGTTCATCCGGCATCCGAGCGACGGGTGGCAGCGGCGGCGTAGGTATTGACGCGCTCGGTGATGGCGCTGGGCCTGGCATCCGCGCACTCGGTGGGGCGACCAACGCGGCGGGTATCCAGACTTCTGGCCGCGGCACTGGCGCGGGAATCAAAACGAGTGGCGGTCCAACCGGCGACGGCCTGCTGGCGAGTGGCGGGGCGACTTCGGGCGCGGGGGTGCGCTCGACAGGCACCGGAGGCTTCAGTGGCGTCGTGGCCACCGGGCAGGGTGCTGCCCACGGGATCGAGGCGACCGGGGGGGCCACCGGGCACGGCATTCATGGGGTTGGCGGGGCCACGTCGGGCTCGGGCATCCGCGGCACGGGCACGGCCGGCAACTCGCCCGGCATCGACGGCGCCGGCCAGGGCTCGGCGGCGGGCGTGCTAGCGACAGGCGGCGCCACCGGCCCAGGCATCCAGGCCACGGCGCAGGGCGGCGCCTCTGGCATCGTCGCTGATGGACAGGGTGCCGGACATGGGATCACCGCCACGGGCGGTGCCACGAACGGCGACGGCATCCGGGCGACCGGCGGCGCGACCAACGGCCGCGGGCTTGCCGCGCTAGGTGCTGGCACGGGTGCCGGCATCCGTGCCAGCGGTGGCGCTACGGGCCACGGCTTGCAGGCCGTAGGCGTTGGAACCGGGAGCGGCATCGTCGGCGAGGGCGGAGTCACGAGCGGTACTGGCATCGTTGCCAACGCGGGCGGAGGCAATGCGGCAGGCTTCTCGGCGCTTGGCTTCGGTACGGCGGCTGGATTCGCTGCGCAGGGTGGGGCGTCCAACGGGGCTGGCATCGCGGCCACCGGAGGCGCCACCAACGGGCACGGCATCATCGGCATGGGCGCGGGCACTGGTGCCGGCATCCGCGGGCTTGGTGGGGCCACGGGCCATGGCATTCATGGGTTCGGTGGGGCCACGAGCGGCGACGGCTTTCGGGGACAGGCGCAGGCCAACGGGCAGGGCGTCCAGGGCATCGGTGGCGGAACGGCCGGCAACTCAGGGATCGTTGGGCAGTCGGGCGTCAGTGGCCACGGGTTCTACGGCTTCGGCGATGGCGCTGGCCACGGGATGCGGCTCGAAGCTGGCGCCACCGGCCACGGCCTCAGCGCTGCGGGCGGAGCCACGTCGGGCGACGGCATCCGAGCAGCCGCCGCGGGCGGGGCCACAGGCCAAGGAATCCACGGGCGCGGCAGCGGCGTCGGGGGCCATGGCGCGCAGTTCGTTGCCGTGGACATGGGCAACGGAATCGAATCGCTTGGGCGCGACGGGCATGGCATCCATGCGCTGGCCAACGGCAACGGGTTCCACGGACTCTGGGCCGAAGCCGACACCGGTGGTCACGGCATCATGGCCACCGGTGGCTCGGTGATCGGCGACGGGCTGCATGCCGAAGCGCTGACGGACGGTGACGGGATCGAAGCCACGGGCGCCGGTACGGGTTGCGACATCAATGGCGACCTGTGCGGCACCGTGGATTCAGTCGTCAACGTCACGAGCATCGTGAACGGCGTGTGGGACGAGCCGATCGCCGGGCACCTGAGTGTCGGCAGCACCGGCGAGGCGTTGAACAATGCGGGCAGCGGTGCGTCCGCCGCAACGATCGCTGACGCTGTGTGGGACGAGTTGCGCGCTGGCCACGTCATTGCCGGCTCTTTCGGCGAGGGTGTCGCTAGCGTTCAGGGCAACGTGACAGGCTCCGTCGGCTCGGTGACGGGGAACGTCGGCGGCAACGTTGTCGGGAACGTGAATGGCAACGTGGTGGGGACCGTCGCCAGCGTGGTCGGAAACGTCGGCGGGAATGTCGTTGGCAATGTGAATGGGAACGTGGTCGGCAGCGTGGGCTCGGTCGCAGCCAACGGAATCACGGCGTCCTCGCTCGACGCCACGGCCATTGCCGAGATCGCCGATGGCGTGTGGGACGAGGACATCGTGGCCGCGCACGGGACGGCCGATACGTCTGGACTGATCCTCTCGCAACTGACCAAGCGTGCCGTGACGCTCACGACCGATGTGCTCGACGGCTCGGTGGTCGGGCAGATCCTCGACGACGGCACGGCGGTCTACGACCGAACGACGGATTCACTCCAAGCGATCCGGGATGCACTCGCCGCTGCGGGGCCCACGGCCGCCGTGATCGCCGACGCCGTGTGGGATGAATTGAGGGCCGGCCATGTGATCGCTGGCAGCTTCGGTGAGGGTGTCGCGTCGGTGCAGGGCAACGTGACCGGATCGGTGGCTTCAGTGACGGGGAATGTAGGCGGAAACGTCGTCGGATCCACTGGGTCCATCGCCGCGGGTGGCATCACGGCGGCCAGCTTTGCCGCGAACGCCATCACGAGCGGCGCCCTGGCATCTTCCGCAGTCGATGAGATCGTGGATCAAACGTGGGATGAGATTCTCGCAGGCCACATGGGAGTCGGATCCACTGGTGAAGCGCTTTCGCTCGCTGCTGCGGCGTCACCCTCCGCGGCCACCATTGCCGATGCGGTCTGGGATGAACTCAGGGCGGGCCACGTCATTGCCGGCAGCTTTGGGGAAGGCGTCGCGTCCGTGCAAGGAAACGTCACCGGCTCCACCGCCTCCGTGACGGGGAACGTCGGGGGCAATGTCGTCGGGTCGGTTGGATCTGTTGCCGCGGGTGGCATTACCGCCGCATCCTTCGCGGCGAATGCGATCACTGCCGCGGCACTTGCCACGTCGGCGGTTGACGAGATCGTGGACCAGACGTGGGATGAAATACTCGCTGGGCACCTGGGCGTGGGTTCCACGGGAGAAGCGCTCTTCAATGCTGGATCCGGTGCCTCCGCCGCAACCATTGCCGATGCTGTTTGGGACGAGTTGCGCGCTGGTCATGTCATAGCTGGTTCGTTCGGCGAGGGGGTGGCATCCGTCCAGGGGAGCGTGACGGGTACGGTCGCTTCGGTCACGGGGTCCATCGGCTCGGTTGCCTTGAACGGAATCACCGCGGCCTCCCTCGACGTCTCCGCCGTGAATGAGATCGTCGATCAAACCTGGGACGAGATTCTTGCGGGTCATCTCGGCGTTGGTTCCACCGGTGAGGCTCTGAACAACGCCGGCTCGGGCGCCTCCGCCGCCGTTATAGCTGACGCGGTTTGGGATGAATTGAGAGCCGGCCACGTCATCGCCGGGAGTTTCGGCGAAGGTGTCGCCTCCGTGCAGGGCAATGTTACGGGATCCACGGCTTCCGTGACCGGTTCGGTAGGCTCCGTGGCGTTGAACGGGATCACGGCCGCGAGCCTGGATGTCTCGGCCATCAACGAGATCGTAGACCAGACCTGGGACGAGATTCTGGCAGGGCACTTGGCCGTCGGCTCCACGGGCGAGGCGCTAAACAACTCCGCGGCGGCAAGTCCTTCAGCAGCCACGATTGCCGACGCCGTATGGGACGAGGCGCTCGCAGGGCACGTGATCGCCGGCTCGGCTGGCTTCGCCGAGAACCTGATCGACGACATTCTCGGCGATACGAATGACATTCAGACCCGCCTCCCGCTCACCTTGAACGGCGGCCGGATGCGTTCGCACGTCGAGGCCTGCGATCCCCCTTGCACGCCTGGCCCTGGTGGTGGCGGATCGCCGGTCGATACCTTCGAGGCGGTGCCGCTATGACCCCCTGGGCGGCAGGCATCATCGGGCTGATCGTCGGCTTTTGTCTCGGGGTCATCGCTGCGGCACTCTGCGTCGGCTCGAGCGATAGCCGGTTTCCGCTCATTCGGTCGGAACCCATGCCTGGCCATCAGCCGCCCCCGCTGCCGGCCGGGACCAAGCTCGCCCCGCCTGCGGGTGCCAGGACAGCCGTCAAGCCACCATCCAAGCCGCGCGCGAAGAGGAGTGTGAAGCATGGCCGTTGATCGTGGGCACGCCCAGCCGGGCCAGACCGTGCGACTCCGCGCTGCCTTCTCGCTCGCCGGCACGCCCGTGGATCCCTTCCAGATCCGGCAAGTGGAGATCCTGGACGAGAACATGGCCGTCCTCGCCACGATCTCCGGTACGGCGATTGTCCGCTCGGCGCTCGGCCAGTACTACGTCGATTGGTTCGTGCCCTCAAACGAGCCTGTCTCGATCCACTTCGATCGCTGGTTTGCGACCGCCTCCTCCGGCGGGACGGAAGAGCCCTTCACCTTCGCCTTCCAGGTGCTCGCCTTCTCCACGGCCACGTCCGGAACGCCCTACATGACGGTCGAATCGGCCCGCACCTGGCTCCCCGATGCCTCGGAGATCACCCCGGCCCAGCTCGCCGAAATGGTGCTCTTGGGTCAAGAGACGATCGAGTGGGTAACGGGCCAGACGTTCCTACCCCAAACCGCAGCCCGGATCTTCGACGGCTCGGGCCGGGGCACGCTCTCGATCAAGCGCCCGATTCAGAGTGTGATCGAAGCGCGCGTTCTCTCATGCCATCCGGGGGGCGAGGACTCGCTGATCGACCCAGCGGGTATCCGGATTTCCGGCAGCCGCACCATGCTCGCTCTCGGGAACGTGCAGCGCTACAGCGACCGCTTTGCGTCGGGGTTCATCGGCTACCCATGGGGCTGGCCCGGCGGCGGGTGCGGCATCTGGCCGCCAGGCTTCCAGAATATCCAGATCACGGGCGAATGGGGCGCCTTCGCCTCTCCACCGCGCCAGATCACGGCGGCTCTCGGGCAACTGATCCGCTATGCCGCCGTCTGCGATGACCCGCTCGGACTCACCGATGCCGCCTTTTCATCGGAGTCCACGGACGGCGATCGGCAGTACACCATGCGGGACATCTTTAGGAAGGCACAGATCAATAACGCGACGGGTTACGCCGACGTCGATTCGATCCTCGCCCGATTCCGTCAAGGTGTGATCGTGGGGTCGGTCTAGGCATCATGGTTACGTTTACCCGCACCAGTAAATCGCTACTGCCCGATCGGGTGGTCCGCGTCGATCGCCGCTTGCGGATCGACGATGGTATGGGCGGGACCTATCCCAAGCATCAGACGATCATCCAGCGCTACCACGTGCGGCTCTGGCCCGAGCAGCATCAGCGCCGTGAGCGCGTCGAGCTCGGCGAACAGGAAGCAATCCAGGACTATCGCGCCGTCGCCGATCCGACACGGAACGGCAAGACGGTAATGATCGGCGATCGCTTCTTCGACCAAAAGAACAACGAATGCTATGACGTGGTGGCGGTCAAGCGCCCGCGCCCGGGGCTTGCCTACTCGGCCATGATCCACTACGAGCTGCGGCTCGTCAAAGACGGTTGCCCGGATGCAGCCGCGGGCTACGGGTCGGCGACTGCTGGGGCTGGCGGTACGGGGAACGCGGGGGCGACAGGGCAGCCGACGCAAACGCTCTTCATCATGCGGCATTTCGGGGGCGATGAGATCCTGACCTGGCCGTCGCTTCCCTACTTCGATGGCGCGATCTTCAATCTCCAATATGACGACCCGGCCCAACTGGCGGCACTCCATGCGATGGTTGCCGCCGGTCGCCGGTGGTGGCGCTATTACACGATCCTCGACTACCCCTTCAGTGGCACGGCGTTCGGTGGGCTCGTGGCCCCGCTCGCGACATGGTTCAACTATCTGCGCGACAATATCCAGTTTGCAGGCGCGACATCTCATCGTCGCTTTCGGGTGGCGGATACGGTCGCCCTCTTCAATGCTTCCCCCGCTGGTTCTCCGCTCCAGCAGCGCGAGCTGATTCCCTGGGGGCTCATTACCGGTGGAGAGCGGGCGGCGATCGTGAGCCAGATGGTCGCGCTCGCGGACGCTCCGGGTGGGATCTCCATCCCCGCCGCCGGCGTCTTCTTCGATCAGTCATGGCTGAATCTGGAGAGCTTTTTCGTCGAGGACACGCTCACGAACGAGTCCGGGCACGGGAACGTGAAGGAGGGGAGCCCCAAGCTCACCGCCCTTGACTATGCAGGGACGGAGACCGTCTTCGGTGAGGGCGGGAGCTGGAACACGCATCGCGCGGCCCTGATGGCGCTCTATTCCGAGATCGCGACGGCATTCGGCCAGGGCCGCTACGCGATCAAGAACGGCGACCATCGGACGATCTCGGGCGACACGATCCCCAAGCCCTGGATCTTCGAGAACGCGTGGAATAACAACATCGACGGTCCGAACCAGCCGATCCGTTGGGCCGCGGCCAAGGCCGGATTCGCGACCGATCCCCGAAACATCCTCTCCATTCGCTGCGAGACGCAGGCGAATGCGATCGTCGGCGTGCCCGAAGCACTCGCCCATTGGCAGGAAACGGGGGGATGGATCTCCTTCACCGACGACGATTCCGTCGCCGGCATTGCGAACCGGGAGACGGCTTACCTCGAAGCGGCGGCGGTGCTCGCAGCTCTGGGGGTGCCTTCGTAAATGGCTGTCTACAAGTCCAACGGATTCAACCAAACGACCGTCAACCTGAAGCGGCTCCAAGCTCGGAATCGCGAGCTCTTGAAGCTCATCTCGGGCGGGCTCCCGCGCACGATGATGAACGCGGGGCAGATCATTGAGGCGCGCGCGAAGGAGATCCTGACCGAGAAAGGCCATATCGTGACCGGCAACCTCCGCCGCTCGATCAATACGCAATTGATCGATGCAACCGAGCGCCGGGTCGTGGTCGCGGTGGGTTCCTTCGTCGAGTACGCGCCCTTTGTCGAGCGCTTGCCGGATGGTGGCTTCCTCTTCCCCGCCTCCGTCGAGACCCTGCCACAGACGATTCGGTTTGTCTATGACAACGGGATCAAGAAGCCCGAGTTGAACTGGGGCCGAGCGTGAGCTACTTCACCGGGCGCGATATGGCAGCGGCGATCCGAGACGCCCTCCTGACCGACCCCTGTCTTGCGGGCCTACTCGATGACGAGGCCGACGTGAGCCACGGCACGGACGCCTTCTGCGACGAGCCCGTGAACGCGCACCCCGGACGGGCTATCCGACGCGAGCAGATGGGGTGGCCGTCCGACTTCTCGCGGGCGGTCATCACTTACGGACGCTTTCAAGCGATCCCCGCGTTCCCGGCGACGACGCACCCCTGGGTCGAGAACTGGTCTTTCGTTGTGAGCGTGTTCGCGCGTGAAGGGATCACGCTCGCAGACGGCACGGACGGCGGATCGGGGGACTTGTGGGCGCTCGACATTTACGAGCACGTGCGCCGGATCCTCGGATGGGTCCGGGGAAACGACGGGCTCCCATGCAACGGTAACTTCCGGGTTCTTAGCCGGCGGCATGACGGAGAAGTTCAGCCGCTCAAGTTCAATGACTCTCACCGCTACTGGCAGATCGCTACACGGTTTACATGGATGACCGTGAGCCGGGGGCTTATCGCTCCAATCTGCCTGCCTTGTGAAGCGCCATAGGAGGGGCGAACCATGCCGAATCCTGCACTCTGTACCGAGTCGATCGACCAGGCCTTAACCCTGGGCACGTTTCGCCTCTTCATCCAGGCGGCCGGTGGGACCGAGCAAGAGGTCGGGAACATCGAGACGGGCTCGTTTCAATACACGCCGAACATCCTCGAGCATCGGCGTGGGATCGATAACTCGCTCGACGCGCTCTTTGCGCTCGGGCGGGATTACATCATCAACTTCACGACCGACGCGATCACGGCGCAGAACTTGGCCGCCCTCTTGAACGAGGATCCCGTGAACACGATCGACGGGTGCAAGATCCCGCTCACGGGGAACCGATGCGTCCGGTCCTACGGCGCGCGCTTGCTCCATCTCTTCCCCTGCGAGTCGGAGGGCACGCTCGAAGTCCTCTTCTGGCGGGCAGCGATCCTCTCCGAGTTCACGCTCAACTTCGAGCGCGAGGCTGTGGCCACGGTCCAGGGGGTCATCAAGGCGCTCAACTGTTCGAGCGCTCACCCGACCGAGCCCTACGGCACGGTGACGCTCTTCGGCACCTGCCCGGCGTCGTAAGTGCTGCTACTTCCGCTCGGCCAACGGGTGGCCGTCTGGTCAGGGGTACTAGGGGCTAGTGGTGGCACCTTCAAGCTCCTAGGTCTGGTGGCTGCCTTGCGGCCGAGCGGTCCATGTTGAAGGAGAACCCATGACGACCACGACATCGATTGACCATGACCGGGTGTGGAATAACCCGCCCCCGGTGACGATTCAAGGCAAACCGTTCACGGTCCGCGAACTCCCCGCGGGCAAGCTCCGGCTCTACATGCGGGAGATCCTTTCGATCATGGGGCGCGCGTCCCGGGCCAGCGAGAACGAGCAGGCGGACGTGGGTGTCACGATGATAGAGGACTACGCGGACCAGGCTGTCGCCTTGATCTCCGAAGCGACGGGGCTCGAGGTCGCGGCAATCAACGATCTGCCGGGGAGTGTCTTCATGGAGCTCGCCTCCGCGGTGCTCGCAGCGCAGGAGCCGATGGTGAAGGCTTTTTTTCGGCTGCGCCAGCAAGCCGCCGCGCTGGCGCCGAAACAACCGGGCCAAGCGAATGGGAATACCGGTCGGCACAGCTCGTCGGGGAGCTCGTCGGGGCCGGATTCGACCTTGAAACTGTCCTCCAACGATTGACCTATAGCCAAATGATCCTCTTCGCCCGAGCCTCCCAGCAGCGTCAGGTGGACCGCTACCTGACCGAGCTCGCGATCGCCCACAATCCGTACGGCGATTCGGAGATGGTACGCCGGAAGCTCTTCACCGAGCTCCGTACAGAACGTGCGCGGCTCGTGCGCGGGGACACGGGCGGGAGGTCACGCCGACAGGAGGGGATCAAGCTCTCGGATCTGACGGCGGCATTGGGGCCGATCAAGCGGGTGACGTTGACGCCCGAGGAGATGGCGGCGCGCCTTAGGCCGCAGGGAGCGCCCGTCCCATGAGCGTCACCAATACCGTAGAGACTCGGCTATCGGCCGACGCCGCTGGATATATCTCGGGCGTCAAGGCATCGATTGATGAGCTCGAAAAGTTCATCAAGACAAATCAGAAGGCCGGCGCCGCGGTCAAGAAGGGTGGCTTCGACCAGGGCGCCAAGGGGCTGGCCAACTTCATCAAGCAAAATCGGACGCTTGGGGACGTTGCCAAGAATGCTGCTGCGGCGATCGCCGAGACTAGTGCTGCGGCAGCCCTCGGCGTGGCTGGATTTACAGCGATTGCCGGCGCCGCAGCACTTGCTGCGCATCAAGCCATAACGTTTGCCGACGAGCTGAACAAAGTATCGCTCCGGACGGGTGCCGCGGTCGAGTCGCTATCGACGCTCGGATTTGCGGCCGAGCAATCGGAAGCGTCCTTCGGCGACTTGCAGATCGGCCTTCGCAATCTCGCGCGCACGGCCGTTGCTGCTGCTAATGGCAACAAGCAGGCGGCACAGGCATTCCGCCAGCTCGGGGTCGAGGTCAAGGACGCGAACGGGAACATCCGCGAAGTCGATGCGCTCTTCCGGGACGTGGCCAGGGGTGTCGCCGGCCTAGGCAGTAATGCCCAGAAAACGGCGGTAGCGGCCCAGCTTCTCGGGCGGTTATCCGGTCCTGCACTCGTTCCACTTCTCAAGGAAGGCGAAGATGGAATCCGCGCGCTCGAGGAGCGGGCGCGGTCGCTCGGCGGAGAGATATCGACGGGATTCGTAAAGCAGGCCGACGCGTTTGGCGATCGGCTCAAGGAATTGAAGACGGTCACGATCGGGCTCGGCCAAGCGATCGCGACAGCTGTGCTGCCTGCATTGGATACGCTCGTCCTCGGATTCGTCAACGCGTTGGCGCCCGGAACCGATCTGAAATTCCTTGCCGCGAGCATGGGCACGCAATTGGCCATACTCGCCAACAAGTTCCTTTTCGGTGCGGCGGCCATTGCCGGGTTTTTCGCGCGGCTTACGCGCAATGATGTGGCGCTGAAAAAGGCGCAGGCCGAGCTGGCGCGTACGTCCAAGGCAATAGCCAATGCCGAGACTGAATTCGACAAGCTCTTCGAGCCGCGCACGCAGAAGCTGCAACCCACGCCGGACGAGATCGAAGACACCAAGACGGCGATTGAATCGCTGGTCGAGGAATTCGAGAACCTTGGCAACAAGGGGATCGCCCCGGTTATCGCGCTCGCGAAGGAGTTCGCCGACTCTGCGTTGGGCGCGCTGGACCCGCGGCTAGATGCACTTATCGCGCGATTACAGACACTCGCCAAGACGAGCCAGGAGGCGGGTCGTGCGCTTGCCGAAGTGCTCCAAGTCCGGCAGGACGCGATCGCCCAGGGCCTCCAGGAAGGGGGCCGCGTCCAGGGTCCAGCAACAGCCACGGGTGAGGGGCCGACTGCCGCGCGCACGGACGCGGCACAGTTTTTCCTGCCGCAAGCCACGAGCCTCGGATTCGCCGAGGAAGTGCCGCTCATAGAGGACGCGGCTGGATTCGCCGAGCAACTGCGCGCGGCAATTCTGGGTACTGATCTGGCCGCCGACGCGCTCAACAGCACGCTCGCCAAGGGGAATGGGATTCTCGCGGGACTGACCGCGCTGGCTTTCGGGCTCGGCGATGCGATCGCCGACGTATTCGAGGGCAATAAGCAAGCGCTCAGCGAATTCTTCTCGCAGCTGCTGAAGCAGCTCGGCCGCGCGATCATCCGCGCGACCATCCTGCAAGCCCTGCTCGGGTTCCTCGGCGGCGGGTTCTCGCTCGGGAAGATCCTCAAGAGCGTGCAATCGCAGCTCGGATTCGGCGCGATCGGCTTCCAAGATCGCGAGAGCTCCATCATGGGACGCGCATCCCAGGCGCGCGGTCTGTCCGCCGGTCTCGCCGGCCCCGCACTCGCCGCGGCCCCCGCTGCCGGCGCCAACTCCTCGCTCGTGGTCCAGATCCACGAGCCGGGCCCGCTCACCTGGTCCGAGATCACCGATCGCAAGGTGCTGCCGCGCCTCCGTGAGCGTCAGCGGCGCCTGAACGAGCAGGCCCTATGAGTAACGTAATCCGGATAGCGCACGCTGACCTTGCAGGCGGCGGGTTCATGCTCACGGACGATGAGGTGGTGGAGCTCGAAGTACGCCGGGAGCAGATCGTGGTCGAGCAGATGGCGCAGGCCGGCAATCTCTCCATGATCTACGTCGGCGAGGAGCGGTACGAATTCGACTTCCTCTTCAACGTCTTCTACCAATCGACGCTACAGAAGCTCGAATCGATCCGGCTCCTGCGGCAGACGTTCACGCTCTACCCGTTCATCTTGGAGGAGCCGGCCACGGCCTTTACCGTCTTCTGGCCGGAGCAGCCGACGATGACGGAGCGCTGGGTCCGGGGGCGCCGCTTCGCGCAGTGGGATAAGCCTATCACGTGGAAGGAATCGCGCGAGGTCCTGTGTCCGCCGGTCGGGGGGAGCTAGATGGCGATCGTTGAATTCCTCGACGGCTGCGATCTCCCGCCCGTGCTCTTCGGAACGGGCCGGCTCTTTATCACGAGCGGCACCAATGAACTGGATGCCGGCAACTTCTCGCTCGTGGATTTCATCGGGGACGGAGAGACTCGGCGCGTCTTCTTGGGGGCCGACGAGGTGGCCTCCCCGGTCGCGATCACTGGGGCTTACAGGCTCGAGCTCACGGGGGACAGCTTCTCCGAGGACAATCTGACCAGGCTCATGAACGAGCAGTTGGAGTCTGAGATGGACGGCACGCGCATGCTCAACCTGCGTACCGTCCGCGTGGCGCCGATCTATCAGATCCGTTTCGAGAAGGAATATCCGGTCGCGGAAGGCTGCCCGTTACTCCGCTGGATCAATCTCATTTTTTGGCGCGCCTATCTCGATACGTCCTTCAATTACACCTTCTCGCAGGACGAGCAGACCGTGCATCGGTTTGTGTTCACGACATTGCCCGACCCGATCAATCACCCAGCCAACCCGCTCGGCATGATTACGATGGATCCGGTTTAGTTGCATACCATCACGCGCATCGAGGGTGCGGAGGCCGGCACTTACATCAACCTGAACGGGGACGTGTCCACCGGCGCCGGCGGCGTCGTCTCGTCCGCCGCGGCCGACCGACGCTCAGGTGATTACGGATACCTGATCACCCAGGACGGTGTCACGGGTAGCTCGCTATCCTTCGCCTGGCAGTTCGACGGAAGCCGCGGGACCCCGGCCACGGGTAATGGCAAGCCCAGCACCACGATCACCTTTGCGGCCGTGAGCTTCCGCGTGTGGCTCAAGGTCAAAGCGTACCCCAGCACCAACGGGCTCGGGGTCATGGACCTGGTGGGCAGCGGCGGGACGCCGCAGGCCATCTTCACCATGAGCACCACCGGCGTGCTCACGCTCGACGGGGTGGCTGGAACCACGCCCCTAGCTCTCAATACGTGGTACGAGGTCACGGGCATCTACGACTCGACAGGGGCGGGCAATACCAGCGTGCGGCTGCGGGCGGATGGCGTCCAGGTGCGATCGCAGGAGTTCACCAACGTCACGTCACCGGCCGGCAACCCGGTGCTGCGCCTGCGCGTCGGCAAGATCGGCAACCCGGGCACGTATACCATCGCCGTGGACGACATCTGCCTTGAAGGGGCCACCGCGGTCGCCTCCGTTGACTACCCGCTAGCGGGGCACGTGGTTGCGATGGACGTCAGCGCCGACGGCTCGCTCGACGGAGTGTGGGGAACGGCCGCGTGCCCGAGCGCCCCATCCGCGTACCCGTGCGTGTCCCGCCCGTTCGACGGAGGGACGACCGACATCGCCATCTCGGGCGCCGGCGGGACATGCCGATGGCAATCGTTCGCCCAGGAGGCCCACGGGCTGGCCGGGATAGATGACGCTTCTGTGATCAACGCGGCGCAGTTCTGCGTGATCCAGGCCCAGCCCAACGCCCCGGGGACTACCGGCCAGGTGCGGATCGTGGCCTCTCCGAGCAACTCCTCCTGCACCAACCCGAGCGTCGGAGCATGTCCGGCCACGGCCGTATGCGGCGCGTTCCTCCAACTGACGACTTCCGCGGTCAACGCTTCGGCCGCGCAGAATTACGGAGCTTCACTCCAACAGGTGAGCCCGTTCACCGCACTGGACTGGACTCCGAACACGCTCGACGCGGTCTACATCGGCGTGGTGGGCATCACGACCGCCGCGGCCTCGATCCAGCGCGTCACCACACTCTGGATGCAGGTGGACTATGAGCCGCCGTTTGTCCCACCGACTGGCGGCAGCGACAGCCTCCCGAGTGGCGGATCCGAGCCCGCTCCCGAGCCAGGGCCCGATGTCTTCTGCGCGTCCGTTATCTTCGATCCCGGCGGGATGCAGGAATTCGATCTCTCCTCCCGCCTCTCGCTGGCGCGCCCGCTCCGGCAAGAGCGGGACATTCTCCTCCGCGACTACCGTGCCTCCGATGCCGATCTCGAATTCCGGGACACGGACGAGCTGTTCATCGAAACGAATCCCTTCTCCTTCCTCCGCGATCCCGTCACCGGCGAGCCCAACTGGTTCGGGAAGCGGGTCACGGTCGATCTCCGGATGGGGCAAGAAGTCCTGACACGGTTCATCGGGCAGGTGCTCGAGGTGCAATCCCTCCGCGGGCGCGGCATTCTCCGAATCGCCGACCGCTTCCAGGCCATGTTCGATCGCCCGCTGCTCGCCAACACGGTGGGGCGCATTGTTTCGACCACGGGTGCACCGGGGCTTGGGCCATCGATCAACGTGCTGGGCACGAACGCTCCGGCTTCGGGCTGGTATCTCGGCAACTTGACCTTGCTCAACCAATCGCCCGCGACCCGGAATCAGGCGACCAAGTGCCAGACCTGGACGCTGACCTTCACGTCGGAGGCGGTGCCGAACGGCACGACGCACCCGGCATTCTTTATCACGGGCTCGATCACTGGTTTCGACGGCGAAGGGCAGCACGGCGTGCCGGGATCCTTCGTCTCGAAGTCGGGACAGATCGCGATCAACACAGATCGGGTGACGGGGGACATTCGCGAGAGCCCGCTCGGGCCTGGACCGGGGAACGCGCCCAAGAATTCCACGACCTCGATCCGGACGGTCTGGCGCCCGACAGCGGGGACAACGGCCGTGCAGGCCATGCGGCAGCTGCTCCTTGATTGGAGAGGTGTCGGGCTCGATCCCTCGGAGATCGACGGCTCCCTGGATGCGCTCATTGGTACGGCCGCTGACCAGCTCTTGCCCTCGGCAGAATTCATCCCGACCATTGCTCGCATGTCTTTCGACGAAACGCTGAATCTGCTAGCTGCCGTCCAAGCGATGGCGCTACATCTCGGGTGCTCGTTCATCGAGAAGGCGAACGGCGACATCGGGGTCGCGTCCTTCATGCCGCGGGTGGTGCCGGAGCCGCCGGTGCTGTGTCACTCGGCAGACCTGATGGATCTCCAGATCGCTCACCTGCCGATCTACAACGAGTACACGGTCGAGCACGCGTTCTCGGAATCGAACGACAAGTTCACGCAGGGCTTCGCCTCACCCGAGCCGACGGATAACGATAGCTTCGAGCGCTACGACAAGATTTTCCCCGCACCATCCACGATGCAATTCCGGGGCTACGATGCCTCGAACCTGCCCTGGATGCAGTCGATTGCCTTGGCGCTCTACGACCGGTACAAAGACCCGCGCAGGATTTACAGCGTACGCGCTAAGTCCGAGCGGCTGGCGGCGGATCTCGGCGACGTCTTCCGCATCGATTCGCTCGTGCCGACGATCGGTCCGCGGTTCACGGAGCCGGTCTCGATTGATCGCAACATCACGGGTGATCTCACGGCCGGGCTCGATCTCGTCGAGGTGGATTCCGAGATCGTGTCGGGCGAGTGCGGCGGGTATCTAGGGCTCGATACGAGCGACACGGGCTTGGATGATGATTGCTGGGGGGTGTTCTGATGTCGAAGGCGCGGGTTAGCTGGGCATTCCAAGAGCGGCCGGTCTCATCATCGAAGATGAACCAGGCCAACACGGACTACATTACGCCCGGCGTACCCATATGGAGCTACTTCTACAGCCATACGGTCGCGGACACGATCGGTGCCTATGCCACCGCCCCCCGCGGGTTCTTTCCTTACAACCCCCAGAAGTCCGTCCATAACCGGCTCTATATTTTCGGCTTCGCGGCGCAAAGTGCGGGCGGAGATCAGACGGCCGAGTTCGATGTCTCCTTCGACGGCGGGGCAACCTGGACGCCAGCCTTTCCATCCGTGGCGGCAGCCCCCGTGACGTTGGGGGCCGGGACATTGTTCGAGATATGGGACCTGGACGTTCAGGTGGCAACGTTCCAATGGATTGGGTGGCGATGGGCCGGCCCGGCGATGGTTGGTGGCACGTCCATGTCGCTCGGGTTTCAGGGCTTCCTCTACCGCTCAACGGACACGCCGTTCTAGGAGGCATGGCGTGCTCAGGTTCGCTCGCTCATCGATTGCCCGAGATGTGGCGTTGCTCCATCCGACGCTCTGGCAGATCGTGCGCGAGCTCGCCGACGGGATGTGGTTCGAGTACACGAGCCAGGAGAACATGATCGTGACGGAGATGTTCCGCACGCACGACGAGACGGTCAGGATCTACACGGAGGCAGGACTCACCCCGCCGGCCGCGAGCGTGCATGAGGCGGTGCGCGTGCTGGGTGATCCCTGGAGTGGCTGCCGCGGGGCCGATATCTCGGTCAGGATGGCGCGCCCGGGAATGCGTTACCAGGACTGGCCATTCCTGCCATCCACCGTCATGCGGAGGCTCGTATCAGCAATCAATGATAGATGGCGCTACCAAGCAAGCGAGGCGCACCAAGTGGCGCTCTTCCATTCGGTCTCAGGAACGCACCTGCACCTCCAGTGCCGTCCCGAGAGGGAGACCGTGCGCCGCGTGGACATTCCGGGGGTGCCAGCATGAGCACATGGAAAGTGGAAGGCATGGAGGAGCCCTGCCGGTGCTATCAGCGCGCATGTCTACAAAGCCTACGGATCGCGCAGGCGCAGTCGCACGATGTGCGGGTGCAGTATCTAGGCCCGAAGGAGAATCCGAACCGGCTGCCGAATCAGAGCGATTTCATCACGCATCCCGACGGCACGCGGGACTTTCGGATTGATCCGACATGGTGGGAGAACCATAAATGAACCGTGTTTGCCAAAAGTATTTCGAGAAGACCATCAAGTATCGCTTCGGCGCGTTCAAAGATAATATTAATTTGCGCTTCATCGCGATGGAGAAGGCAACCCAGCTCGCGGCGAAGATTGATAGCGATATCCAGCGGGAGCGTTCGGCAGAACTATCCAAGCATCTGGAACACCTGAACAATGAAGCAGGGAGGCTCGCGGCGGACAAGGTGACGACGGCGGATCTCAAAGAAATGAACTCACGTCTCCAGGCCTTGGAGAAGCTCGCAGCGATCGCGGTATTTCTCGCCGTCGCCATTCCGATTTGCCTGCAAGTAGCACTCAACTACTTCAAGGCGACGAAGTGATGTGGGGAGAGTCTAAGAAAGGGGGATTGTCATGATCCCGGTTCTGATAACGCTGGTAGTCGTGGGGGTCTGCATCTGGCTCGTGAATACTTACGTGCCGTTGCCCCCACCGATCAAGACGGTGTTGACCGTCGTCCTGGTGCTGGGTCTTTGTATCTGGCTCCTCCGGATCGCCGGCGTGTTGGGCGGCGGCGGCAGTCTGATTCAACCGTGACGAAAGGAGGGCCAATGCAATGGGCAGGCGGTCGGGAGAGACGACCGACCCATGACGATGATCGGCTCTTAAGGGAACTCGTGCAGCATGTGCACGCGATCGATCAGTCGTTCAAGAAGCTGGTCGATATCCTCTCGGCTCCGCAAGGGAAGGCAGAGCTGGGCTTGTTTGTACGCGAAATCCATGGAAGGAGATCGACGATGATTACGAGACCACCCATTGTCATGCTCGATGTCGAGCGTGTCTTGGTATCGACGGCCCCACGGAAGCCCGACGGTACGCCGGATCCGGCGGTTCAGGTGAGCTGGGTGAGTTCGGCCCCCGATCAGGTGGGGATCGAAGTCTTGCCCGAGCATGAGGGCTTGGATGCCGAAGGGCTTCCGATCACGATCCCGGGGACTCACGAGGCGTGGCTCCTGACGCCGCTCGATCGTGGGGCAGCGGACGTCACGATCTCGGCGCCGGGGTACGAGTCCACGCTCCAGCCGTTGAGCTACGAGCCCGGGGTTCGGGGGCAGCTGAACGTCTCCGTCGGGACGCCCGTCCCCGACTAGTTCCATGCCCGTCCCGTTACCATACCTGCGCGCCATCGTGGACCCCATCCGGGGCGAGCGGTGGCGCGTGGTTCACCCGTGAAGGATCAACGATGATCACCGAATACGGACTCCTGACGACAACGGACGCCGAATTGATCGGCGATGTGCTCGCCAATCTCGCCGGCCGCTTTCACGGGCAGACGTTGGAGCTCGTGGAGATTGGCATTCGCGAAGGGAAGACCTCCCGCGCGATCGCCCGCCATATGACGGGAACCCCGTTCCGCTATTGGGCCGTGGACTCGGCCCGTGACATGCCCGTAGCCCCGCCATTTCAGGAAGCGCATTTGGTACTCGGGGACTCGACTGAGGTCTATCATCGCGTCCCTGCCGAGTTGCATTTCGTCCTGATCGATGGCTGCCATTGCGTGAACCACGTCGCCCTCGACTTCCTCCACTACGGTGCCCGCGTGATTCCGGGCGGGATCGTCGTCTTCCATGACTCGGGCCGCCAGATGCAGGGGAAGGACTACCAGCAGCACGGACCGCGGGAGCTGCCCGAGTTCTCGGTCGGCGTGCGGCTGGCGATCAAGCTCCTGGGGATCGAACGGCATCCAGCCTGGATGAAGGTCGGGGAATCGGATGGCTCCGACTGGGGTGGAGCGATGATCTTCCAGCGGGTGCCGGGGCCAGCGAGTGATCGCGCGTGAACGAGCCTCACTACACGATCTCCGTTCTCTGCTTCAACCGCCGCGTGATGACGGAGCGGTGCTTGCGCTCGGTCATCGAACACTCGCCCGCCGATACGGAGATCATCGTCACGGACAACGGATCGGTGGACGGCACGGCCGAGCTCTTGGCCGGCATGGCCGAGGCCGACCGACGGTTGACGATCGTGACGAATGCGCGCAATGAGGGGATCAGCGGCCCCAAGCGGCGCTCCTGCGAGCGAGCGCGGGCGCCCTACTTTGTCTCGATCGATAATGATGCCTGGGTCGGGCCGGGATGGCTCAACGCTTTACGCGCGCCGCTCGATCGGGATCCCGCGGTCGCCGAAGTCGGGCGCACGGGGCAGCATCAGTCGCTCCGCGATGACGGAATCGGGAATCCGCAGGGGCCGCTTGAGTATATCGACGGCTCTTGCTTTATGACCCGCACGGCGATCGCGAATGAAATCGGCCTGTGTGATCGCTTCTTTCCCTTCGCTTACGGTGACGACTCCGACTACTCGCTCCGGCTGCGTGCAAGAGGATGGAAGATCGCGACGGCGGATGGGATCCCGGTCTGGCATCCGAACGAGCCCGACAAGGATCATCATGGCGGGATAGATCTCGGGCCGCACCTACACTTGGCTCAGCAACGGTTTGTGGCGCGGTGGAGTGATTACCTGCGCCGCCGGGCCTTCGATCCCACGGTGCTCATTCGCCGATCGGCCGCGATTGGCGACGTGGTGATCGCGACGTCGCTCCCGAAACTCGTCAAGGGATTGATCCCCGAGGCGCGGATCTTCTTTGCGACGATCTTGCCCGAACTCGTGCGCGGCAATCCGCACGTGGAAGACGTAGTGCACTCGGTCGATTTCCAGTCGATGGGGCGCCGCATGGCCTACGCCTGGGATCTGGATGGGCTCTACGAGCGGCGGCTCGGTCGCCCCTATTGGAAGTCCTTCGCCGAGGCGACCATGTTCGCGCCCGAAGATCCGACCCCTGCGGGTGATCTCCATCCCGGACCGGCAGCCGAAGCGGAGGCGGATAAGCTCGTTGGCCGGCCGGAGCGGCTCGCGATCGTCGCCCCGCAAGCCACGGGATGGGCCGGGAAGGATATCGGCCCCGATGCCTGGACCGGAGCGATCGATGAACTCGGACGCCGGGGCTATGTCGTCGCGGAGGTCGGCAGTGGACGTCAGCTCACGGATGCTGATTTGCCGCTCGGGGGCCGAACGTCTCTCATGGGGCTCGCGGCGATCCTTGGCCGGGCGAAGCTCTTTATGGGGCTCGACTCGGGGCCCTACCATATCGCCCGCGCGATGGGCTGCCCGTCGGTCGTCTTCTTTGGCTGCACCCGGCAGGACATCGTGAGCGATGGGGACGCGAATGTTACCGCCGTCACGGCTCCTGATCTCGATTGCCTTGGTTGCCATCATATCCAGGGACCGGGAACGACATCCTTTCAGGGCTGCGCGCGTGGGGATCTCGCCTGCCTAGGACTCCGCCCGACGGCCATCCTCGACGCCGTGATTCAACGCGTGGAGATGAACGGGGGATGAAGCTTCTTGGCGGGTCGATCTTTGTGCGCGATGCGATCCGGCTTGACTACTGCCTCGAAGCCGCGATCGAATCGCTCGCCCCTGTCTGCGATGAGATCGTGGCCCTTGATTGCGAATCCACCGATGGCACGGTGGATCTTCTGCGAGAGCTCGAGCGGCGCCATTCCCATCTCCGCGTCTACACCGAGCAGCCGTGGGAAGTCGGGGACAATTATGTGCGGCTCGCTCTCCACGCTAACGCCGCGCGAGAGAAGCTCGATACGCACTGGCATTTCATGCTGCAGGCCGATGAGGTATTGCATGAGGCGAGCCACCCGATCATCCGGGAGGCCGTGACGGCGGATGGCTGGGGGGCGACGACCTTTCGCGTGCGGCGGTTCAATCTCTATGGCGACGTCGATCGCTGCGTGAAGATCGATTCCACGATGAAGCCCTGTTCCGACATGCCGACCCGGCTCGCTATGACTCCCTATCCCGCGGTCGGAGATGCCGAGTCCATCATCGAATCCGACGGACGGGATATGCGGCTCCTGAATCACATCACGATCGTGCACTACGGATTCGTGCGGGCGGGCGAAGCCCTAATTGATAAGACGATCGAGATGCAAGGCTGGTTCCACGGCAAGGAAGCAACCGTGGATGAGCGGGTGCTCAAGATGCGCGCCGAAGGGACGGGCTTCCGCTATCAGGACATTATCACCGACGACGAGTTGATGCCGCTCCCCGTGTCGCACCCGCGCTTTGCACAATCCTGGGTCGAGCGGCATCGGGGCGGGGGGGCCTAACGTGCACTGGACCCCGACGCCTTTCGACATGCTGAACTACGCGACCGATGACGAGATCGATGAGTATCGGGAGAACGTGACGCCCGAGGCGGAAGCGCTGTTTGCCGTCATCACGCGGGACCTGCCGCTCCTCGAGATGTACGGTCTCGGGCCGCATTCCTTGGCGATCATCCAGGACGTGATCGAGATCGTGCGCCCGGCGCATATCTTCGAGATCGGATTCGGCGCTGGGGCGTCAGCGAGCATGTTCCTTGGTCTCCGGCCCGAAGTGAAGCGCGTTCTGTCGGTGGACTGGACGACGAATGACCACGTGATCCAGGCCGCGCGGAGCATGGAGCGACGCTACGCGCCACGCTTCCGATTCGTGTCCAGGGATTCGGGCACCCTCACCGCGCAAGAAGTCATGGAGGGCTTGAACTACGCCTCTCCCGATCTCGTGTTTATCGACGGAGATCACGAGCATGATGCCGTGGCGCGGGACATCTTGCTTGCGAAATCACTCGCCACGCGCTGGATCCTTCTCGACGATTGGTGGCCCAAGTTCGGGCCCGGTGTTCAATCGGCGTGGAGCCAGGAAGGCCGGGGCTACGCCCTGCACTCGCAGTGGGGCAATGTGATCTTGTTTCGGAAGGCAGATGTGAAACCGGAGAACCCGTAACATCGGAAGGATAGGTGATGGAAGACTTACTCTTTTTCCCCGCCTGGATGCTGATCGCGATCCCGCAGGTAATCGCCGTGTTGAAGCAGTGGGTGCCGCAACTCTGGCGGGAGATCCTCGCCGCGGTCATCGCCGCGGTCGCGACGGCCTACGTGATCGTGACGACGGACTTGACCCTGATCCCCGGAGTGCAGGAGGGACTGATCCTCTTCCTGATCCTGACGGGAACCCGCGCGTTTGTGACAGGGGCTGTGAACACGGTCAAGGCGGGAGCGGCGAAGGTCCCGTTTGTGACGAGTCGGGATAAGGTCGAGGCGTTGGCCGTAGGACTCGCCTTGCTCTTTGCCGTAGGGCTCGTGGGCCGTGCCGTGGCGCAGGACTCAACGCTCGTGGCGCCGGTCGTCGAGACGGCGAAGGAGACGGGACGGCTCTGGCTGCTTCTTGGATCCCAGTTCTTTGCGCGGTTCTTGGACTGGGCCTTTAGCCGGATCGGTCGCTAGTCAATTCGCCCCAGCAGGGATGCCGGGGCAATCATGGGAGGTAACCCAATGCGTAGAACATGGCTCATGGTGCTCGCGGGGATCGTCGTCATGGCGACGGGCGCGAGTGCACAGACAAGGACGACGGCGAAAGAGGATGAGCGGGGGCGCCCCGAGCACGAGGTGCTGGGCGTCGAGGTGCACCCCTACATCGAGTTCAATTCCGATCGAGTGAGCGGCCACGATGCGCAGTGGACCAATGGCGTGTCGGGTGGAGTCGAGCTAGACTTCGGCACGCCGTGGATTGGACTGGGCTACACGCTGCACGATGTGCTGTCGGAGAGGCAGACGGTGCCATGGGATGGCACGGCCTTCGCCAAGCTGGGACTCTACCAGGGTGGCATTGGCAGCCTAGGGGCGGTGCCCACGTTTGTGCATGCGGCGGTGGTGCTGGCCGTGCCGACGGGGCCCGATAAGCTATCGCTGGGTGTTGAGGCGGGATTCGAGTTCGACATTGATCCGCTCTACGCGGGTTTGCGGTACACGTTCCGCGACACCTGGGTGGGCGACGACGACGAGGTCTACCCGTGGGACGGGGAGTTCGGCGTGCAAGTAGGACTCTATTGGTGATCTAGTAGCACAACGAGCGGAGCGGAGAAGCAAGAGGGCCCGGGAGTGCTCCGGGCCCTTTCCATTACGGGATGACGATCCTCCGAAGTGATGACGCGTGGGAGTAGGCCTCTTCGCCTTGGATCTCCCACAGGTGGAAGCAGTACGGGTGCTGATTCACGTAGTCGGCTTTGGGCGGGAGTAGCATTCCGACCACCATCTGCTCGGGCAGGAAGCGGTAGCGCGCCTCGTGGACTTCCGGCCAAGTCGGTAGGCGCTTCGGGTGAGCTATCGACAGGTGCCAGCGCTTACCCTCACGCGCGACGAAGACGGCAGCGCCGGTGTCCGACTTCCAGTGCTCCACGTGCTCAAGGCCGCTCGGTGGGATCGCGCGCTCCCAGTTCATGGATCATCCGGCGCGGGCGTGGCATCCGATCCGTCCTCGGCGATGCCGGCTTCCCTTAGTGCCGAAGCGCTCAGATCATCAATCCGTGCGTTCATCGCTGCCAAGTGATCCGTTATCGGGCGCACGCCTTGGCGAAGAATGGCTTCGACTTCTTCAATCCCAAATCGTCGTCCCAGAGCAAAGGAACGCTGCAATTGGTGCTGCCATTCGTCGTGGCGCGGATCGTCAAAGGCGATGGTGGGGGTATCGCTCGGGGGTGTTGGGTGCACAACGGGCGAGGCGGGTGCCAGGTTGCCGGCTTCTGCATTTTGTTCCCCATCGGAAGCACGATCATCACCCCCGAGCATGAAATCCACGGACGCGACAATCTCCG